TGCCGTCTTATGAGATTGATAAGGCTACTGGGAACATGGTTACAAAGCCCGCGCAATACGTTAAGACTCAAGATGGCTGGAAATTAAACTCAGATACTAAGCCCACATTTAACGAGGGCGACATCAATTCTGACTTTTATAAGCTTACAAGGAAGGCAGGCATTCCAGAAGACGAGGCTGCAATTCTTCTCCAAATGGCTGGAGACAATAAAGATACGGTAATGGGTTATGTATATGCAAAAGCGTTTGAGGATTTTAATGGGAATCTAAATGATTTTGTTCATAGCTCAGTAAACGCTAACAAGCCCGCCGGTTCTGTTGCCTTTGATAGAAACTATGAGATCGCCAAGACCATTGACGGCATGAGTGATGGCGACGCTATGAAAATCGCACAGCTTTTTGACAATGGCGGCATCAAAACTCAAACGCTCGACACTGGAGAAATTATTGGTATTGATCCCCAAGGAAACACTACGATCATACGCGATCTTGAAACAGCTATGGAATTTGGAGAGAAAGCTCAAAGAAATCTTCAATCGTCTGAGGACGAGCTTGGTCAATACGATTCTATAGTGACTCAATCGAGAGAGCTTTTAGATACTAACGACAAGTCATACGGAGAACAAAGAAGGGGCATTAGGGTTCTTGACAGGTGGGAAGAGAAAATCAATGGAATGTCAGATAAAGAGTTTGACGATATATTTGGCTGGGGTAATCAGCTTATGTATGACTTCTTTGGAAAAGGTCACCCCACCCTCGCCGCCCTTAACTCTGTTACGACTTATGAGGGCCTTCAAACCTTGGCAAATGAAGCTAACCTAGCGCCTGTAAGTAATATGGAATTTACAAAAGTTGCTGGTCTTTTAGGAAGCGGCAAGATAGAAAGCAAAGAGCAATTGCTTGCGTTATTTGAAGAGGCAAGATTTAGAACGGACGATAAAATCGAGAGAATTATTCGAGAAAATGAATATCATCTTAATCGCTTAAATAAGGTTCCGAATAAAACTTGGTACAACATGTATTCAGAAAGGCCATACATGACTGAAGCTCAAACACTAGAAGAGGCACGGAAATGAGTGACGTTGATTACAGCCTAATCTTTAATGATGAGCAGGAATGGACTGAAAAAAAGCTGCGCGCAATTTTAAAGAATGAGAGGGCCAATCCTACCGTTCAAAATGGTGCGAGAGCGGAGTTAAATCGTAGGGCGTCAAAGGTTAATGTAAACCAAGGGCTTCAAGACTTCATAAATCCAACTGGCGGGTTTATGGGAAACATAACAAATTCAGTTCTTGGTTATGGCGTGGATGTAACCGAAGGTCTTGTTGATCTTGCCGCTAATTTACCGCAGATAGTGTCAAACCCGATTGACTCCCTGACGGGTGCTGCTGAATCAATTGGAAATTATGCCAATGACAGATATGGCTTTAGCGGCGGACTAAATGGCTGGAATACGGCAGCAAGAGATCCTTTTGGCACAGTAATGGATGCTAGTGGAATTGGATCGTTAATGCGTCTTCCTAAAATCGCTGGCAATGGTCTTATTAAAGGAGCAAGAAAAGCTGATGTAAAGGATTCTATTGTTGACAAGGTTGATTCATTCGTTAATTCACCATTTTCTGAAGCAGTTGATCAAGGTGCTTCCGTATTGCAAAAACTAGACCCAGCCAGCATGTTAGTTGATGGCGTAATGGCGTCTGCTTTTGGTCTAAGGAACGGAAGGGCGGCAGACACTATTGCTGCTGATTACGGTCAGATATCTGGCGTCAATGACACGATTACAACCCGCACTGTTGTGGACGATTTAATTGATAACGATCTTGCTCCAACCCCAGACTTGTATGAGGTGGCAAACAACAGAAGACTTGATGCCAAAGAGGGTCTTGATGCGGGCCAAGAGGATTTAAAGTTTTGGGATGATACGGCTAGGGCAGCAGGAATAGGTATTTTCCCTGTTGCCGACATCATTGCTGATTTAAATCGGGCCAAGCGGGACATTAAAGGCGATCCGTCTACACAAAAGCAAGCACAAGCAAAAATTGATGAGGCTATTGCCGAGGTTCAGCAATACTCAAAAGATGGCTACATACTTCCAGAAGACTTGCAAAGATTAAAATCTAATTGGCAGTTTAATGTTAATTGGAATAAGAAGCAGAGGGATGCCAACTCAGCAAGCAATGAGGCTGGTGACGCTGGGACTGCCCAAGGGAGAGAGTCTGTAGCTGGAGTGTATGCCAACAGACAAAACTCCGCGTCCCCCATGATGGAAGAGGCAAACGCTACTTATTCTGACGCTGCAAGAAGGCAGGAAAACATTAGGTCTGGGGCCATGTCTGACCTCAGAAGTAATGCGGAAGTTACCAACAACAGGTGGTTTAACATTCTTCTGAAAGGTGCCGAAAGAGGCTTAACTGGTCAAGATAAATTTGAGCGCGCTCAATTTTATCGTTCTTTAGAACAAGGCAATTACATGGACGCATTTCTAGATCACACCAATATAGGCGCAGTTGGCTCTACCCGTAGAGCAGGATATTTCTACAATCAATTGGAAGATGAAGAGTTGCGCAGGAAGGAAGAAAAAAGCTGGATTGATGGCACTTTTCCCACGACGCCCGGTCGTCGAAAGAGCAGATACTGAAGGTAACTTCTAGTCAGTATTTTAGTCAGACGTGCGGTTATCCGCCGCACAAATAGCCCTCCCTAGCTCTTCCGCGATTTGCGGGACAATCGAGTTACCTAAGCATCTAAGTCTGTGTGACCTAGCGGGAATCCCATCAGCCATTCGCTGAATTGCGGGTTCACTGGCCCACCAACTGCTCGACCTACCGTGTCCGTTTGTAATATGCCTTCTCGATAATATGGGGCCTTTCCGTCTTTGTAGTCTCTTGCCGTTGGTGTCGGCCAATGCGCTGGTGTGTGCCTCACCTCTTCTACCAAATTCACTGTCGATTGCCCCGTCTTGCGGCAGTGTTCGTAAAACTCTTTGCTCTTTGGCCCCTGACTGCCATTCGACGCTGTTGGGGTACGCAACAATCCAGACCCTATCTCTGTGGTGGTTGGCGCCAATCGCGGAAGCTGGTATGCAATGCCACTCCGCGTCATACCCGATCTCGGCCAAGTCTCCAAGAACTCGTCCAAACCATCGTCCGCTGTCGCCACTAATGAGGTTTGTGACGTTTTCCATGATTGCGTATCGGGGTTGTAGCTCGCTAATAAGACGGGCAAGCTCGCTCCAGAGTCCACTTCGCTCGCCATCAATTCCCGCCTGCTTTCCTGCTGCTGAGATGTCTTGGCATGGAAATCCTCCGGTAATAACGTCTGGTCTAATTCCATCCCGAATAAGTCTGTCTGCTGTGATTTCTCTGATGTCTTCATAAATAGGTATCTCCGGCCAATTTTTTGCCAAAACTTTTTGCGCGTAAGGCTCAATCTCACAGAACGCCACCGTTTTAAATCTCCCTGTACGCTCTAGCCCCAGCGAAAAGCCACCGATGCCAGCGAACGTATCCAGCACGTTAAGAAACTCCACTGCCCCGTCACCGCTAGGAGTGCTTGCCGGTGCTGCATTGGGGCAGGGAGTTAAATCTTGTGCTTGCGACATGGATGCACTCTCTCTACCCACTGGTAGTGCTTGTCATAAATTGCAGACATAACCTGGAGATCATGAGTTACGATCCACGGCCTATCCGTTATATTTGCCATGTCCTGCGCCGACTCAATGGCCGACAGAATTAGTCTTTGTGGCGGGCTGATCCCATTCTTCTGACCATTCATATCTTCGCTCACGTCCAATTACCTCCCTCCAATTCATACATTCAATGCAGACCCATCCTTTCAGTCGCATTCCCTCGCCGCCGTTAAAGACGGGCTTCATTTGGTCGTTGCACATGTCGCAATACTCAACTGCTACATCCATTGCTTTATCTCCGGATACTTGCCGCCGTGATCCACCTTCAGTATCTGAGGTGGTTCGGGCATCGTGTTTAGGGATTGGCAATCGTTCCAAAGATCGCCACTGGGTAATCGCCCCGTCCATCGAGAGAACCACTCGACAGCTTTCTGTCGCGCATAGCCTTGATGGTTGAGGCAAAGGTATTGATCGCAGACCGGCATGACCCCAGATTTCCAAACAATCCGAATCATGTCGGGCGAATTCTTCTTGCTGTGAATGGTGGCCTTTAAGCCAGAGACCCGATGCTCCCTAATGTCCAGCTTGCCCATGATTGAGTGACTAGATGCCCTGCGCTCTACATTCACTGAGCGCGGAAACTCATGCCCACACTCACTGCAAATGGTCGCGGAAAGGTGTAACAATGCGTAACACTCTGGGCATTCCTTCACAGCCGGAGCGTTCTTTCGATTGCTTTCTCGCGGTGCAGCGGGTGGCTCTACATTGGTCACCGGCCCGTGCCGCTCGATGTTTCCCGCGTAATCCAGCACCAAACAGTCCGTTTTATCCGCGTGTACGCGCATCCCGCGCCCACACATCTGCACATACAGGCTGGGAGAAGCCGTAGGACGCATAAAAACAATGCAATCAATGTCTTTTTGGTCAAAACCAGTGGTAAAGCAGCCAACATTGACAAGGTACTTAAATTGACTTGCTTTAAATTCCGCCAAAATAGAAGACCGATCTTTGCTGGCGGTCTTGCCATCGACCATCTTTGCCTGATCGCCTATCTCGTCGCAGATAAACTGAGCGTGTTTGATGTTGGTCGCAAACAATAAGGCCTTCTTGCGGTCATCAGACAGCGCCATCATGTTGGCAACTGCCGCAGCAGTATTCTCAAAGTTATGCTCGACCATCTCAGACAAAGACTTTTCAGTGTAGTCAGTGCTTGAGTGCTTGATCAGATCAGATAGATCCAGGTTATGTTCGGTTACCTCACTAACCAGCGGAGACAGCTTGCCGTCCGCAATCAGATCCAGCATTGACATGCCGGTTATGTCAGTGCCAATAATGTGATCGAACATATCGCCATTGGTTAGCAGCCCACCTTTAAGCCTGTACGGTGTGGCAGTCAGCCCGACCAGCCTAGCGTTAGGCAGTGCATCGAGCAGCGTCCTATACATACCCTCGCCCTTTGGCGGAATCATGTGCGCTTCATCGACAATAATCAGCTTAATGTCCGGCAGGATCTCAGCTTTCTTATAAATAGATTGGATGCTAGCCATCGTTACCTGACCGATATTCTTCATCTTGAGTCCAGCAGAGTAGATAGCTGGCTCAACTGACACACCCACTGCGAGCATGGCTTGAAAGTTTTGCTCGATTAGCTCCTGCACATGAGTCAGACACAAAATGTTTCTGTCCGGCCATTTATCAAGAATCTGCCTGACTAGCTCTGCCTGTATGATCGACTTGCCAGCGCCGGTCGGTGCTTCCAGCACAACTCCGCCACGGAATCCCTTTAAGTAGTCCCGCAGGCAGGAGACAGCTTTAGATTGCGTCGGGTATGGTCGTATGGATTCCACAAGCCGCCTCCTGATCTGTCCTATCTAAAATACGGTTGAATTTCTCGCAAGCCCACGTCCCTTTCTCGCTGGGATAGCTATGGATGCAACTGCGGCAGGTGATCTCCGGCGCGGCTTTGTCATGACAGATCGCGCTGTAATCGCACCACTTACATTTGAAGAACGTGCGGTCGTTAGAGATTCGAGGTGGCGGGCTACTGCTGCCAATGATCTTGGCCGCCTTATCGAGCAGGTGGTCTGCGTACTTCGGATTGTATTCGGTGCGGAGGGATATATAGTCTCGACCTCCAGGTGTTGTCACAGTGTGATACGCGCGCTTGCAGTCAAACATCTTCATATAGACCTGTATCTGGCCCCAATATGTTTCGTTCCACTTTTCCAGCGCGTCTTTTTCGCCATGATCCTTAATGGCCTTTTGCAACTTCTTAAAGTTTGGCTCGCCTACAGATTTATTTTCCCAAATATGCAGAGAGTTGGGCGCTTCTTGCAGCCCTATGATCTTGCCATCAGCATGGCCTCTAAAGTGCCCGTCAATGGCAACAAAACCCCACTGCTTACCTGACGCCGGATCGACTTCATCTAGGTGCAGGTTAGGGATCATCTTGAGTCGCTGCGCCATCAAATCCTCTGTTCTATGGCCGTCCTCAAACAGCCTCAGAGTGCGCGCCTCAAAGGTGATAGTTTTATACCAGCGGAAGCCGTACCACAGCTTGCGCGAACATTCATCGCCAATGGCGCTGCCGCCAAGGTAGGGGCGTGGTTTGGTGTCTTGCCTCATTTCTAGCTCAGTATCGAGAGCTTGAAGCGTACTATTTCCTTTCGCTAAGATAGATAAATCAATTGCCATTACTGGTATACTCCGTGCTGGCGCATATATGGGTTTGCCGATCCGCGCCAGTGGCTTGCCCGCTTCGGCGGGCGGTCACTTTATCGCGCTCCTCTCTATAAGCATCAAACCAATCCTCTTCGTGAAATTGACTTAGTTTAAATTCTGGGTCTGAAAAAATGTCTTCTCCGTTCATCTCTCTCTCCTTAAAGGTGGCCCGTTTTTGCGGACGGGTGGGCCGGACCCGCGCTCGACTGAGGGAGATCAGTCACCGCGCCACTCAAGCCAAACGAACAGTGATAGGCACAAGAAAATCCCCAGCACAATATCGCCCAGCGCGCTGCCAGTTAGCTCGATCAATCCCACGATGCGTCACCGACACGCTTGGGCGACGCCGGCGCAGGACCATCCGCAGGTGCTGGCGACTCAGTAGGCATTGCAGGCAAGTAGCTCTTGATGCGGTTCTTGGCCTCATAGCCGTTGGACGCTGGCTCGATGGTCACCTCTACTGTGCAAGAGGTGCCCGGAAAGTCCCCAGCCGTTTTAGGGCTGAGAGTCTTAGTGCCCTTACAGATGTCTTGGAACCGCTTCGCCTCGCGCTTGGCGTAGCTCTCTGTCGGGTGGTCTACATTAAGTTGATCCCAAAGCCATCGGCCTTTGTGCTTACCCTCGGCCACAGACCAAGCAAACTTAATTGCCTCGGTGTTGGTTGACTTAGTGACCGTTTCCTCGGCCCGCTCACAGACCACAGCGTAGTGACCAGCAGGGATGGGAGTGTTGTCAAACTCGCCGACCTCTTTGGCTTCGATTTCTTGGTTTACGTCAAAGTTTTTAAAAAATTCCATGATGATCTCTCCGATTAGGATGCTAGTGAAGGTATAAAAGTGAATGGATTTTCGCCTTGCTTGACTTCGATGTCATCAGTAATTCCAAAGCGATTCTTTGTGACTGATGCCGGGCTCGGTGCCATAGACATAATGCGAGTGCCGTCAGTTTTGAGCTTCTTGCGGTCGCCCGATCCGTACAGATTTGACTTGAGCTTGAGCAGGGCGCAGGCATCAACGTCGTCCACAAAGAACGGCACATAGCGTTTGTTACAACGCAGTGTCAGTCTCTGATAGGGATCACTGTCCGGCCATTCGCACACCTCTGAAGCAGCGTGAGCAATGAACACCAGATTCATGCCAGTGTGGTCGCACATGCGAGTGCAGAGGGTGACAAACTGTCGGACTTTCTCTGCCGCTGCTGCATAGCCAGCACCGTAGCCTCCCAGCGCCTGCGCTAAATTCTTAGCGCCGCGCGGATCAGACTCCAGTATTTCTGGCTCGACAATGGACGTGCAAAAGTGCGTCACGCTGTCAATTACGAGCGTTTTAAACTCATGCTCCTCATTGCCCAGCGCCCTGATGAAATCACACGCATCATCAGTGCTTTTGATGATTGGCGTACACTGCGGAGCGTTGTCG